TGCCATGTGAAGTTGCTATCCAGCACTGCATTACCGATAACGTAGTAACCATCTGCATTGGCGGCAGTAAGCCCCATCAACTGCTCCTGCGTCGAAGTTAAGGCTGTTGTGGCCGGTTTTGCTTCGAGCTCGATACCACTTACATAGCTAGGTAGAGCTGTATTGAATGACCAGAAGAAGGTGTGTGTTCCATCCGGATTGGGTATGTATGACAGTGTCGATGCGTCAACTTGGGGTGCAGTGCTGCCGTCACCTGGATCGACAAAGTTTGGGTCATCAACCGTTCCCGTGATTGATGGGAGCGGTGTCGATTCCAGTTGGTTGACGACTGTAAACAGAGGACTCCAATCAGACTGTGTTCCTAGACGGGTCACTGCTGCTACTCGAATCTTGTAATTCGAGTCCTCATCGTAATCTTCGATTGAAAACTCAAGTTTATTATTTCGGATGTCTCCAATCGTGGTCCATACACCGTCCCTGTCAGTCGTTGTTTTGCTGTAGCCTTGATATTGAAGTACATATTCTTCAACCATTGTGTCGAGCCCATATCTTTCGACACTGGCGTTCGGTGTTGTCCAACTCGCGACGACTTTGACAACATCGCTGGTGTATGTCAGAACTGCTGCGTTGATTGTGGGTGCTGACGGTCTAATGACGCTCAGTTCAAAACTTTCACTGTCTTGTAGAGGTGTACCACTGTCGACATTGTCGTAGAGGTCGCCTCTGTACCGTAGTGCTGAGACTGCGTAAATACCTGGATCTTCTTCGCTGACAGCAAGTACTCGATAGGTGACTCCACCTGTCGAAGTTCCCATTTCAAGTAGCCAAGGGTCTCCCGCTAAAGGTCGAGCGGCGCTTTGCCACGATATGAGTGTTACCTCAATACCCGATTGAATCGTGCTGACTGTTCCGTACTCCATTCGGGGGTACTCTTCACCTCGTACCATGAAATAGAGCTTCGCCCCGTTCCACCCATTTACCCCGTTTGGTAACTGTTGACTTGAGTCGAGAACAACTGTATTCCCACTTATGGATGCGATGCGCCCGCCTCGCCTCGCTTGATTTTCTGTTTTGTTGGGGTCTGCGATCTCGATTAAGTCGCCAGGTCGTACAACAGATCCGAGCTCATTTGTCTTAAATGTTACTGTGTCATCTAAGAGTTTTTCAGTAAGCAGCGCCCAGTTTGCTGCCCTTAATGCCTGTCCTCTGCTTGTGACACCGATAAGTCGAAGGTCGAGTGGTCGATAGCCGAATCTTTGAAGACTTTCCTCATCGGCAATGTATTCAACTCTGTTCTCGTATTGCTGATCTTGGTCATCGTATGACACTAGAACAACCGTGTGACGTGCACGTCTAGCTGCTCCGCTGTAAGTGAAGTTACCCTTACTGACAGCACCCTCATCTGTACTTTCAGATATTGTATTTGATTCGTTGAAGAGAAATACTGGTTTGACTTCTGTTCCGTCCCCGGTTCGATTCCTGTTCTGAACTGGTACGATTGTCCCGCCGCTGTAGTACAGCATTCCTCTGAAGATAGAGGAGACCTGCTGTAAAACTACCCAGGCATCCTCGGCTGTCTGTAATAGGAGATTGCAAGTAAAACGTGGCTCCGTTTGTGTGTTGGAATTATTGGTCCTGACTTGCTGATCGCAGTACCTACCAATATCGTAGAGCATCCATTTGTCAACGAGTGCGGGCTCGATATATTCTCCTAGCCCCCAGCGTTCGTTAGTTACAAGCGCATAGAACACCCAGGCTGGGTTGTTTGTGTACTCTGGTTGGCTTTTGAATGTTCCATCCCATGTACCTGTGTATTCTCTTGTTGTTGGGTTGTAGTTGCTAGGTACTTGGATCTTTGTACCTTTTAATCTGAGACTTATGTTTGGTATCTGATTGTATGTGTCCGCTTTTAGTCCCACGGTCAAGATTGAGCTACATGGGTACCTAAGCTTTTGCTTTAGACTTAAGATTATGTTCTCGAAATTAAAGGTACTGCCGTATTGCGTACTTCCATTCGATCGGTCGCTATCGTCCTGTGTAACTCGTGTAACAGTAACGTTCCATGGAGGCTGGCCTTCTAGATCGAATTGGTGTTGTCTTACGAAGGACGAAGAGAACTTTCCAGTCAGGCTTTCACCTCCTGCAGGTGTGACGTCTCTTGTGACATTCAGATCATCTGTATATTGAATCTTATAAACGACTGTTGTTCTCCTGATGTCTCCTCTGCTGTTGGCGACGTAGAGGTTATTGAACGTCAGCATTACGCGGGCTCTATAATTGACCCCTACGTCCGGCACGTCAATGAATTGGGATACGGGGAGGTCTTTTAATACAACTCGCCCTACTGTTGTAGGTGATTCAACATAGTCATAGTCTGGAACCGCAGACTGCTCCGGAGTTCCGGTACTTAGAACTAAATCCTCGGGCTCGAATTGGATTGTGGAATCGCCGCGTCGAAGCGGTGTACCATCAACAAAGACTGACTTTTCAAGCTTATGTTTCAAGCTGTCGTCGGTATCCCCAAGAGCAGGTCCTTCAATTTCACCTTCGCAGAGAAGGTATTGCATCTTTGCGAAGCTTACTGACCGCAAGAACTCATCGTCGTCTACTCGCGTGGGTACATATGGTTTTGGTGCAGGCTGATAGACCGTCCTTACTGTCTGGTGGTGTACAACCTGCTGTCCTCCGCCGCCGCCACCTCTTCGCCTTCCGCCACCTGCGCCGTGTATCTCTTTGGGTTTCTTGTTTTCGTTTGTCATGTCAGATCTTGCTTATTGACATAACCGATAAGGTCATCTGTATTGAGATCTTGAGTTTTAATCGTTCTATCTTTGGGTAGGTTTTCCAGGCTAAAGCTGATCCGACGTGGGACATCTAGAATCCTTTCACCGAATAACACTGGAACGGCTTCCCCTTGAGCTCCTGTTCCAGCACCCCTCGTAAATAGGTTTGACTCCAGTTGTTTAGTCTGTGATCCTTCTACACCTCCAAACTGAGAACCTGTTGTGTTCCCTACCGGCATTGACCCTTTGACTTGCGGTATAGCTGGTGTTGGAGTGAGCATCTGCGAGACACCGTTAAAAATCAGTCCTGCTCCTACGAGACCGACAGTGAACATGCTCGTTAAACCGAATGCTGCGGCTGGGATAAAGATCGCGGCTGCTACCAATGCCACACCTGCGATAATGCTCCATAGACCTCCGCCTCCCCCGCCGCCTGCGCCTTGCACGATCGGCGCGAAAACGATTTGCATGCTATCGGTCTCTCGGTCTAGCTCACTCTCGTTAATGCTGCGCCCTTTTTGAGTGATGACTCTCCAATTGACCCCTTGCTCTGCTTGCTCAATTACCCAAGCTCGGAATTCTGGGAATAAGACAGAGAGTGCTCGTACCGCTTCGGCGGGTGAGGCTACTGCGAGTTCGATTTCTCGAACAAACTTTCGGCCCGCAGCGCCGATGAGCTTGATAGTTTTTAGCTGCATAGCTCTCGGGGTCGTACTACTAGATTAGTTCTTGTCGCCAACCACTGGCTCCATTTATTCTTACGACTCAAACTATTATATGGATGGTGCAGGAGGGTTATTCCGTCATCACTGAACACTCCTATGTGATCTGTATGGCCTTTGTTAGTTCCTAGGTTCATGAGGACGATGTCGTACTTCTGATACCTTTTTCTAGTAACGTCAACTGTGTTGTATTTATCCCAGTTGTTGTCGAACTCAAAGAAGCCTGGTGTGTCCCACTCTCCGTACTTCCCGCGCTTCCATGGCGGAAGATTGATGCCCGCTTCTTTTAAGAAGTCGGTTGTCAACGAGTAACAGTCCCACACACCGTAGATAAATGGTCTGTCTAGCAGAGGCGCTGGCTTACTTAGGTCGGCCTCGGTAAATTTGTTTTCGCTTATGCAATAGACGGCCCACGGCAGCTTGTCGCACCTCATCACCATTTGGTCTGTTGGACTGAAGCTTGGGTCAACAGTGTGGGAGTGCCATATTCCTTTGATTCCTTCTGTATCCCACTTCATGTAGTCTTGCTCTGAGATGCGGAAGTGAAACTCTTTGTCTGGATGGATGTTTTCTACCTGTACTACATCTTCATTCTCCAGTACAAATCCGCAGCTTTCCTCAGTCGGGCGTTTGACTGATAACCTTTTTATTTGGTCTCGTTCTTGTGTTGATAGCCAGTTCATTAGAGTGCGAGTCCTGGAAAGCCTCCGAAGGGTAGTGAGCCAAATTCGTTCGTACTCTCGTTATGAAACCTCTTTCTACAAGACGAGAGCCTTTTCCCGCACTTGTCGCTGAAGGTGTTGCTTTGTGCGTCGAAAAATGTTTGAAATGCTGCTTTTGCTGTTTCGTACGATGTTCTTGCAGGCTCGTAAATGCCCGAGTGGTGATTGTCGTATGTAGTTTTTGCTGATGCCACTTCTGCCTCTTTTGCGCTGATTGCAGTTGAGTCAACTTCCCATCTCTGGATTTGGTATTCGTTGTAGCCTTCGCTGCTATTCGTGAGGATGAGGTTACCCGGCCTGTATGGGGCGTCAGTCGTGGCGATATTGCTTACAGCCTGGCCATTCCAAACTCCGACATAGTGACTAATTCCGCCACTATCGTTGGTGAATCCTCGGATGTAATAGGTTGAACTATTGTACTGCGTTGAGTTGAGAACTAGCGTCGTCTGCAGGGTGTTCAACTCATCCTGCTTTGTTTTATATGTCGCTAGTAATCCGTCCAGTGCGGTTCTTGCGTTCTCGTATGTCGTTAGTGCGTTGTTGTAGTTCTGACCTTCTGGCGTTGTTGTCAAATCTATTGTTTCATCGAATTCGTCAGATACTGGTGGTCCGGCATAACCGCACTCTGGGCCGCGATAGATCCAGGGACAGGTGGAACGGAGCGCACGTCGTCGAGGTAGAGCTACACCGTCTAAATCGAATGCTGAAGCTAGTTGGAATGTGACTGTGATCTTATCCTCTTCACTCTTCTGCTCGATAAACCAGATTTCGTCCGGCCAATGTTCGGATGAGTTTGGGTTGCTGCCGTCATCTAAATGGCGACGTAAGACACGACGTCTGATGAATTTTGCACCAATTAAGTCATTCCAGTCATTTGCTAGGGCGGTAAAGTCGAGGCCGATATTGCTTACGGTGACTGAGGGGTTGGGGGGTGTACCGTCCCCCTTCACTTCCATTCCCTTGAGTGCCACCGGGATGGGCTGGTATGTAATGCCCGCGTAACTCAGGCTACTTCCATCCGTTTGCACCCAATTGCAGAAACGGAAGAAACGGTAGGCTTCTACGCTTGTGAGCGGTAGGAGGTCGAGCTCGAATAGATCGAGGATCGCGTCTCCTGAAAGTCCGATAAGATCGGCATTCTGACTGGCGTCACGGCCTGGCGTTTGGCTCATTTCTAGCTGGGTGCGTAGAAGCGTTCAATACGGAAAGCGATACAGCTTTTCTCTCCTTCAAACTGCCATTGCCATTGTGAGGGTTCAAGGATCCAGAATTTGGCTGTCGACTCGAATGGCGGTGTCCATTGGAAATGATTGCCGTTCAGGTTACTTAAAGCGGTCTCGATAGCAGCCGTGTTTGTGTAGCTATCAAAGCGGGTTTTTATGCTCCATCTTTCTCTGACCGGGTTGATTCCGTCGACGCGCCGGGATTGGTAGCCGTCTCCGTAACGTGATGTCAGGATTCTGACGGATACGGCCTTCGTCGCTTCGACCGTCGTTTTAAGGCCCGTGAGGGTCAGTGCAGCTGTCGGCATTGCTAGCTCCGGAGAATTCCACCAGGACGGCGCTCCCTAGTGAGGATGCCCATTACGCTGGTTTCTACCATCCTTCCAAGCTCTGATGCTTGGTTTCTATTCACTGTAGTGCCGCTGTCGCTGATAGTGATGTTGACAGTACTGTTAACAGGGCCGGCTCCATTTCCTTGCATATCCACTGGAATGGTTCTGCCATCTGGTAGTGGGACCACAGCTTCTCTACCGTGAAGAATCGCGCTGTAGCCGGTCTCGGGGCCGCTAGCGATGCCTCCGGTTGCAAAGCCGTAGTTAGGTCCAGCAGCGCCTAGTCCTGTCGTCGGGTCGAAGTAGCCTCCTTGGAAGCCTCCACCACCAGGAACCGGTATTAAAATACCCAGCGCTTTCATTACCAGTGCTTTAGCGATCATTTGAGTAGCCATTTGTAGGAACATATTTGCGATGTTTCTGAACATATCACCAAGGACCTGTTGGATATTCTGTGCCCCTTCTATCAGTTCCATTACGGCTTGGCCCATTGAGCTTCCAAGCTCTTGTGTGATCGAGCTCGTGAGGCTAGCGATCATCCCTCTTGTGTTATTTATTTGTTCTTGGTATTGCTTAAATAGTTGCAAGACTGGGTCATTTCCTTCTGCTGCCTGCCTGGCTCGTGCATCAATCGCCTCCATAGCGAGATTTGCGTTCCTTGTAATCTCAGCTCTTATCCTCGGGTCCTTAATCCCTACCATCTCTCTATCTAATCTACGCTGAAGCTGATCTTTCTGGATTTGTGCATCGATCAGCTCTTGTCTTACATTTTCAAGCTCAAGACGATGTCTTGTGCGCATGTCTTGAATCTGATCTTGAGCACCACGTTCGGTGCCCTGCAGATCACCTATGAGTCTTTGTGTTTTTTCTAGCTGATTCAGTGTTTGCTGTAGCTTGACCTGTTCTTTGATCTTTGCCAGAGTTTCATCATGACCTTTGTTGATCTTCTCGATTAGCTGGATGCTTTCTTGTTGGGTGATTGTTCCTTTGAGGAATTGCTCAGCTACTGCATCTTCTGCAAGTTTTAGTTTATTCTTTAGTTCTAGTTCTTCTCTCCTAAGCCTAATCTGTAGCTGAAGTTGCTCATTGTCGAATATACCTCCGGTTGCTCTCTGAACTTTTAGCTCCCTTGTTACACGTTTGATTGCATTTTGTACAGCTTGTAGGCTGGGCAATGGGAACAGCTCTTCAATCAGTTTACCCTGCGCACCTATGTCCCTGGTCGCCGTTATTTGCTTCGTAATCTCCTGTATCTGCTTCTTGATTTCTAGCGCTTGTCTCTTCAGAGCTTCGTTCTCGGGATTACCGCCTACATTATCGATATCTCGCTTGTTCTTTTCCCGAAGCTCCTTTTGGAATTCGAGGAATTGTTTCTGTGTGATTGTTCCTTCTTCTAGTTCTTTCTTTTTCTGCGCGACTGCCAGTTCTTGTAAACCGGCCTTCTTTCGCATGTCGTTTATCTTCTTCTGGATGTTGAATCTGTAATCTGCGATTTGTTTTTCTACACTCTGGATTTCTAGTTGGAACTGCATCTCGCGCTGTTGCGCACTCTGTTCACCAGCAAGCTTCTGCCTGAAGTATATGTTTAGAGCTTGGAGCGCACGTTTGGCTACGTCATCTTCTCCTCGGAGGCGCTGTGCATTGGCATTGTCTATTCCAGCGAGAAGCAGTTCATTCTCTGTCTGAATCAGTTGGATGCGTGTCCGTTCAAGCTGCATCCTCGCATTAAAGTTGTCATTTATAAATTGTCGTTCAAGTGCTTGGATTTCTTTTTCTAAGGATGTTCTCTTGTCAGCTTCGAGTCGGACGTTGTTTTTGATACGCTCTTGGTCCAATAGAGCTTTGGTCTTTTGATGTTCAGCCTCAAGTTCCGCTGCTTTTGCGTATTCTTCGTCAATACGTTTGTCGATTGATTCTGTACCTCCAGACATCATCGCTGTTCCGCCTCGGAACGTTCGCTCGCGTGCCGCCTGTAGCTCTTCGATCGTGTCCATTAACTCATTCATCTTTACGATCTCTTTCTCATACTTCTCTTCTAGTGCCCGATTTCCTGCCGACAGTTCTCGCCTTTCAGTTTCTGTTAACTCATCTCGATTCTTCTTGATAAGCTCAGCCCTTCTTTCCAGAGCCTTGTTCATCCTCTCTGTAGCTCTTACATCTTCTTGTGACTGTTTCCATGCATTCCAACGTTCGACAAGCGCCGCAATTAAAAGGGTTACAGCGAGGATGATTGCGTTGAATTTAATGAAGGCAAAGATGGCACCCCTGGCCGCCTTGACTCCTGTTACTGTCGCTCCAGCGAGTCCACTAACACCTGCACTTGCTTGATTTGCAGTTTTCCCTGCGGTAACAAATGTTGCGGATAATTTTATTAACTCCTTTGACAGGTTTGCTAGTAAGGGTGACAGCGATACAATTGTGGCTGCGAATGCTTTAAGACTTGTACCTATTGCTGTAAGCGCACTTCCAATAAGACTTACAAGGGCCGCTAAGGATGCTCCTATCTTCGCGACAAATCCTTGAATAAACTGTGCTGCAATTTTCCACTTCGTGACTACAAGTCCAGCGCTTAGTGCAAGTTTGACGATTGCTGTTAGGCCTAATTTGTTTAAGACCAGCAGTGTAGTGTTGAGCTGCGCAAAGTATTGGACTATAGGCAATCGAAGCAGTTCCCCATAAGACGATAGAACTCCCCCGACTGCTGTTGCGATCGCTGTGAAGGCGGAGGCCACGCTCGCGAGTGTTGCTACGGCTGCTTTAAGTGATTCAAACGAAATATCGGCGAATCCAACAGCGAGATCCTTAAGTCCGATTCCTAACTGTATTACTGTTTTAATTAGTTCATTCATTAAGTCACGTACAGGTTGCGCGAACTCTCTTACCCGTTGGGCTAGCGCAGAGGTTGTCTTTTCAATATCCTGTTCCGCAGATAGTGCCAGATTCTTTATTTCTTGTCCAAGCTCAATAATGAAGTTGTTTCCGGCCCCAACACTGCCCACTCCAGCCGTGATGATTTTCCCTAGTCCTGCGCCGAATGCGCGAGAGGCGTTCCAGAGTTCATTGCTAATACTGAAGACAGCGTCAAATACTTTCGTTAGTCCATTCAGCAAGGGTTCTAGCAGGCCCATGCCGAAGTTACGGTTGAGCTCTTCACCAATCTCGGCGATGTTTGAGGTTACACCACGGAAGCCTTCAGCTGCAATTCGTTGTCCTGCTACGGCTGCTCCCAAGCGCTCCTCTAGGAAGCCCATCACTCCATTGACATCTGTCTTGGCTTTTGCGATGTCCTCATTTGTAATACCCAGCGCTTTCGCCAGGTAAGAGTCCATCGTGATGTCCCCTCGCAGGATCGATCCAATTTCCTGACGGGCTTGGAATAGCGGGATCCCGAAGGTTCCCAATGCTGCAGCGAAGTTGATTGCCAGGTCCTCAGCTTCTGCTAGCCCACCTCCGATCTGGCCCACCTGCTGGGCAACCATACCGAACACTTCGATTACCTCTCCTGAGGTCACACCTGCTAACTCAATCGACCTCTTTCTGATGTTGTCGATATGTTTTTCTACGGCACTCGTCAGGGTGACAATCTTTTCGTAGGGTTCAGTTATCTCTACACCATTGGCGAAGACCTTACTTGTGGAAGCTAGTGCCGTCTGTGTTTTTAAGATCGTCTCTCTTAATTGGATCTGTCTTCCAATCGTTTCATTGAAGAGGCCACCGAATGCAGCTTTAAGGATGCCTGTCGCTTCCTTTACTGCGAACAAGGCGAAACCTAGCTCCGCTATCCTCCCAATCAGCTGTTGGATTGAGTTGCCACTTATCTTCAGTGACTTGCTTAGTATATTTCCGGCTTTTGCGTTTTCTTTTAGTCCACCTGCTGCCTTTTTTGCATGTATATCTATTCGTGCGAGCTGTTTGCCGACATCCTCAACAGCTTCTAGCTTCTCCCCTATCACGGGAAGTCGCTTTGTTGTTTCGTATAGCTGTGATACACCTCTTTTTGCTACATTGATCTCATCTCCAAGCCCCTTAAACCCTCGCTCTAAGTCTTGCAGAGAAGGTACCTTTATGCTTATCTTCTTTTCGCCTGCTAAGCCTTTTAGTCTTTCTCCAACTTTCTTTAGTTCACTTAATGCTGCACTGCTATCAGCTGAAACTTTTACCTTAAAGTCAGCCACAGTGGGGCACCATACGCTACTCGTATATTAAATCCCTCTTATCAACGCAGCGAATATACGTGGCTCAATTCGCCGTTCTCGGAAGAGTTCGCTTAGTACGAACTTCGTCGGATCGTTTGGGCCGTCACTCGCTGACCGACTCGGTTGCCAGCTAGGGAACGGGAGAAAGTCTTTGACCTGAATCTTGGGTGCTGATTGTTTGGACCCGGAGAAGCCGTGAGCGACTAATAGGACGATCTGAGCGAGTTGAGCTGTGGTTACAGCATCTAGGTTGGCTTTCGCTTTTTGGGCGTCTTCTAGCTCCTCCAGGACCCATTTGACGGTGTTTAACGGTGTCCTTAAGAAACGTTCTGGTGGGAAATCCTGGCCGATCTCGGATGTGCGTAGTTTTACATAGATCCGATCCCAATCTGTTGCTGGAGCCTTGAGCGTTGTTGCGCAGCTTTCTAGGATTTCTTCGGGGGTGTGCTCGGCATGGGGCATTCTTCCTTTCCCGCTGGTTCAGGCCAGCCTTCGCGCTCCCAACCGATCATTTCGGCAATCTCAGCCATGTACTTCTGAGGCATTGCCTCCGTGTCCTCCATGCTCCAGTCCGGAGTCTTGATGTATTCGGTATCGCCCGGCATCTTCACCTCACCCCGATATTGCATGAAGAGGGTGACGTACTCGATTTGCTGCGCTACTGCTCCTACGCCGCTGTTGTTGAGCTCTTCCAGCTCCTCAGCATAGTTCATCATCAGATCTTCATTGTCAGCTTCAGTAACGTTGCTGAGAAGGTCGATGGCCTCTTTGGTCTTGATGTTTTTGTCTTTGGCGATTTTCTGTGCCAACTTGATTGACTTGAATGTTGCAGCTGACTGCAACCGGCTGATCTCTTCGATCCGCTTCGCTTCGCCAGGTACTAGGTCATTGAAGACTGGGAACCGAAAAGGTCCAATTTCGTGATATTTCTCAGGCGCGAAAAGGAGACTAGAGTACTTGCTCATGGGTGAGGGGGAGCTCGATATCCCAGGCCCTTAAAGGAGCGGGGCTATTCAGGAGCTCTTTTGGCAGTTCTACGTCAACTGTAACGTCTTCATGAGTCAGCCGCATAGTACTATCACTAATGTTGGCTTCTATGAATAGAGCTCCTATCCTTATTGATTCCTCGTTTAGCTCACAGTTTACTGCGTACGCTAAACCGATCGGATTTGCTAGTAGGTCGTGTTGCATAGTTAATAAAAAAGGCCCCTGTGATGGGGCCTCGGTGTCGGCTCACTAACAGTTTGCCTGTTATTAAGCGGTTCGGAATGAAGACGTGAAACCTTCAATTGGACGCTTCGTGCCACTTGCACTTGCGTTGCCTGCATTATCGACCGATTGCATGATTGCACCGTCTGCAACAACCAAACGATAGATCTTGCCACTGCCCAGGTTGGACGTTGGGTTGATCGTGACTGTATTGGTGCTGAGAGAAACACCTGCCGTAATCCTTGTGCCGGTGGATGCTTCTTCCAAACGGAAGCCGCTGCCATCGGTTTGACCAAGGCTGAGCTGACTGAGTGCAACGGAACCATTGCTGGTGTAGGCAACAGTGATGTTGCTGCTTGTGGTGACGCTTGAGGCGTTGTCAGCAGGAGTGACACCAGCTTGACGGGTGCCGTCCACCAGATACAGCAGAGTGGACTGCACGCCACCGAAGGTGATGGCTGCACTGCCGTGGTCGTAGCGGCCAAATACTGGCTTACCACGAGACATCAAGTCAAAGGAGACCTCTGTGAGGCCCTCAGAGTTAATCGATTCCTGGTAGTTCATGACTGCGGCATTAAAGCCGGTGAAGTCATAGATGTAGTTACCAGTATCGCCCGAGGCTTGACCGAGCTCTTTCAGGAATTCGATGTAGATCTCGTAATCCTTGTCGTAACGAGCTCGCTGGATCAGGTTGAAACCTTCGTCATAACCACCTCGGAATTCAGGGGTGGTTTGGCCTCCTGGGATTTCGGCATTCTTCAGGAAGAAGGCGGTAACGCTTGCTTGCACTGACTGGCCGGTGATCACGCTGTCGCCCCAGCCGGTATCGCCCAGGGTACGGAAGTCCTGGTTGGTATCGTTGATCTGGAAGCTGGTCTGCGTGATGCCCTGGAGTTCGATGTAACTCTTGCCGGTGGGCAGGGTGGGAAGTGTGATGTTTCCTGCTGTATCGCGTGCTGCGAAGAAGCGGGCGGGACTGACAAGATCCACGGCACGGACGATGGTCCGGTGAGCCTTGTGGAACGACAGCCCAATGGCATAATCGGCCATGGTGATGACTCCTAAGGATTCGGGGGGTTCAGAACAGCTCCTTTAATTCGAGCTGTGAGGGCCTCAAAGGTGGCCTCAGTCCGAGCCATGTACGTGACTTGGTCCCGTGGAAAGGCTCGAATGAGTCTTCGAGAGATTTCTCTCAACGAAGAGGTCATCCGTGTGCCCTGCGATGAGCCGTAGTTTGTGAAACGCACTGACCATGTCTCGTAGGTGACTACGCCACCAAATGATCCAGGTACTGTGATTTCCGGGACGTCCTCGATGACGCATTCGATTCCGTTGGTCTCCCAATCAGACGGGACCATGTCCTGGCCTGCGACAAAGACTGCTGGGACTTTGTCTGTGTTTGGGAGAGTGTAGTAGCCGGGCCACTCAGAAGAGTCTTTCAGCGTTACACGGTCACTCTCGAATAAGTCGAGTATGTGCAACTCAATTGTTGTCCTCAGATCACGGATCGTCGGATATACAGCTTGAGTGCTCATTTGACATCCCTCAACGCAGAGCGGAGGAATAGGTTGAACTGGTCCGCAGCTCCGTTTAGGGGAGCCTTGGTCCAAGGACGACCGGGGAAGGGTTGGCGAGTTGTGGTGTCAACTCCTCCTTCGTGGACTTGCGTGGCATATTCAACAGGCCAGCTGAATGAAACTGACCCGTCACTGTTCTCCACTCGTGTCTGGCTGGCACGTAACCTTCCAGTGTCCACAATGTCTCGAACTTTTGGTGGTGTGGGGTATGCCCACTTCACCGCCGAGATCTCTTTTGTAAAGCTCTGATCCAACCAACTACTCAGCTGGCTCACAGCTTTGTCGACAGCTTTCTCAAGCTGTTTATCAAAATCCGGATCAGCCATTATGCTGGCCCTCCAATCACTCGGAAGGTGCCCCTTATACTCTGACGAATGTCAGTGTAGTTGGCATCATTTTTGCTGAGGTCCATGATCAATTCAAATCGGCCTTTGAAACCGTTGATTGTTGCTTCTGCTTGTGAGCCGTTAGTTAAGCGGAAGTCAATCGTGGCTGGGCTCAGCAATCGTCCGGTACACATGTAGGTAGCTGTATCAGCTCCTGCTTCGGCCTTCCATTGCGGTGGGTCGATTTTCATGTGGACCAGATAATTGAGTGTTTCAGTTGTGTTCTGCTTCTTGTTGCCGGTCTCGGGATCCGTTGTGGTCAATCCAGTGGGGATTGTGAACGCGAGCTCGGCGTTTCCCCATGGCGCAAACTTACTGATTGTGTAAGCAGAGATCGCCATGGTCAGAATGCGAACCCTGAAATCGGAAGGGCGCGGTACATCCGTTCATACTCCTGCCCATACATCGTCGCTTTTAGTGACTCTCCCTGAGGATTGCCAACTTCAGCTCCGATTTGTGCGCCGATTTGCATCGTTCGCAAGCTCAGGAGATGGGCTGCAAAGTAACTGACTGCATCGGTGTGCTTGTCCCCCCAAGCGTTTGTGGGAACAGATCGTCCTGCTTCCGCTAATGCGCCATCAACCACAGCTTGTGACTGTTCCTCAAATTCGGGGAAGCGAACGAGAAAAGCTCGGGAAGCAGGTACCGCCATCAGCCGTTACCTTCGGTGATCGCAGCAATGCGCTTGGCAATGCTGTTTTTGACTTTGATACGAGAATCAGCTTCGTCCCATTGACGCAGCTGCTCCACATCGAAGCTGGCTTCAATCAGATCCATAGCAGCCGCAACTGCAATGGTGGCGATATTGGTTGAAGCAGGTGCAGCTTCAGTAGCTTCCTCAGCATCGTCTTCCATAACGCGCAGAGCCCCGAGGCTCAGCATGTCTTTGACGGTGTCGTATGCCTTGATGGCGTCCCACACATCAACCGCAAAGTTACGGTTCACCCCCGAAGGGATGTTGACGTGAGTTGAAAGGCCGCCACCCTTGACGAAGGAGAAGCCGAGAGTGCACTCCTTATCCATTGGAGGATTTTGGAGTTCTGGACGGTAAACGAGGATCATGACAGAGAAAAGTAGAGCCGACTAATTACTCTGATCAGGCCTTTTCGAGCACCAGAGTGCTCTTGGGGTAGTACAGAGCCAGACCGCCGATGCGGGCGTGAGCTGCCACGGAGAACTCCAGAGCATTACGCAGAGGAGGCAGGAACTCCAGAGGCTGGGGCAGGTGGAGCTGCAGCTTGTCGGGGTTGCGGTCGTACACAAGGACGCGGTCCTTGCTCAGACGACCACCAGACTTACTGGCTTCCAGCTCGTTCACGGGCTCGATAGCCGTGATCATCGGATTGGTGCGGAGGAAGAACTCCATCACCGTGGTATCCGAGTTGCTTGAGCGAGGAGTGGTAGAGATGATGCGATACACGTCGTAAGGGACGAGCATCGTGTTGGGCATCTCCTTCATGTTGGAATTCTGAACCAGGCGGGTGGGTGCCTCATTCAGCAGGTCCAGCATTTCGTCCGTCGTCGTGGTTGCATCGTCGAACCACTTGTTGGGGACGGTCTTGTCCACTTGATCATTGTTGAAGAGTCCCTTCATGCCGGAGACGGTATCACCGAAGTAGGCGATCTCCTGCACTTTCTCTTCATAAGCACGACGCACTGCATTAGCGCGGCGTTGCTCCAGGTTCATGCCGGGCACCATGGCGGCGGCACGGGTTTCCTGAATGGTGTAAGCGAAGGAGGCACCCAGGCTGCGGACAGGGTGGGTGACTTCCTTGCGGAGGACATCAGCGCGGGGCAGATCCTGGCTCTTGTCGCCAATGATCTTCATGTCGCCCTGCTTGTCGAACACGCGGTACGTGAACGAATCGGAGCCGCTGCCAACCTCGGTGGAGATTGGGATCAGCTGGCTGTACTTGATGTCGGCATATTCGACTTCAAACGTGCGAGCGAGAATAGTTTCAAGCTCACGCGCCAGAAATACGCCGACCTCATCATTGCGGATTTCGGTGGTCATCGATAGAAGCTCCCTAATCAGGAATCAGCGGCGTAAGTTGCTCCGGGAATGTCAATTTCCAGGAGCGCGAGACCTGCAGCGGAGGTCTCAGACAGCCAGCGAGCGCCGGCAGTCACTGCGATGGTCTTAGCGGAAACGGCGGTCTTACCGAAACGGCCAATGAAGGCAGATGCGGTGGTGCCGGTGTCGTCGACCTTGTAGAAGCGGACAGCGTCACCCAGGGCGACAGCTTCCGTGCAATAGACCCAGACAGCACCCTTGGAGCAGACATTGACAGTCTTCTTGTCGGCGTAGCCGAGACGACCGTCGCTGTACAGCGGGGTGGGGTTGGGGGTGTAGGTCTGACCAGCGCTTGCGCCCTCTTGTGCCTGAGTGCTGATGGTGAGACCTGCGATGAGGTTTACGCCACTAGCAATCTCGACGGCGAGTGCGTCGTTGCTGGTTGGGGTGTTGTCAGTGGAGACCAGCACGCCAAAAGGAATGGCTGCGCCGGTTTGGTTGACGAAACTGCGGGACACGTAGGACTGAAGGTCAGCCAGCATGCCCTCGTGAGCTGCGGTCAGCTCCAGGGGATAGGAACCCTGTGCTCCAGTGGGATTGGAGACAGTGGTGTCGGTGTAACTGATGGCCATTGAGGATGTCCTTACTTAGTGGCGGTCAGGGGGCGCTTCCATGCCTCGGTCACACGCTCTTGATAAGCAGTGATCGGGGACTGGGAAGCACGGCCAGCACCCTTGAGGGCGTCACGGAGTGATGCGGTGCTGTCAGAACGCCCTGGTTCGGCGTCCTCCATTTCCTCCTCGTCGAGCTCTTCTTCGGAATCGAGCTCTTCTTCGCTCTCTTCTTCAGAATCTTCTTCGTCCTCTTCGTCCTCTTCGTCGAAGTTGACGGCAAGAATGCCATCGACAACGCCACGCAGATAGCCAGCGTCAGCGTCTTCGCGAGGAGCGGAACCGGTCAGATTCTCGAACGCTTGAGCGTAGAGGGAATCATTGTCGATACCGTCGAAGACGAAATCGTCCTCGAATGCGGGGGCGAGAGTTTGCAGGACATCCAGACGAGCATGCACCAGTTGGTCGATGCTCTCTTGGTCCAGACGCTCGGACTCGGTGCCTTCCAGCTCGCTGACACGCTCATTGAGTGCGTCGATGCGACCTTCGGCAGCTTCTTTTTCGTAAACAGCGGAGTCGTAATCTGCTTGGAGGGTGTCCAGTTTGGTGGCCAGAGCTTCCTTCTCTGCAGACACAGTCTTGAGTTGGCGCTCCACGTCCCGTACGAAGGACTGGACCGCGCTAGCTGCGTCTGCGGGCAGATCGATCTCCAGGCCGTCGAGTTTGACGGTTGCCATAACGGGAGATGCAGTTGTACTGGGCTGAAGCGCCGATTCCATCTCGAAGCAGGAGACAGCATCCGCTGCATCCATGTGATCGAGAAGAAGACGTACCTCTGGGCCAGCCCGGCCTCGGGGCACGATGGCGATATGGTTCACCCGAATGTTGCGCTGAACGCCGTCGTACGAATCGCCACTAGGGCTGATTCCGGGAGTTGGGTCATAATCGACCTTGTATCCCGCAGATACTTCGGCAGCTTCTTTGCGTTGAATCTTCTCAATCGTTTCATCATCTGTGATGACTACCGCGACTTCAACGAAACCGTCGCTGTACCTTACTTGACTACCTGAGTAACCAACTTGGAACTGCTTAGTATTCTTTGAATCGAGAAGAACTGGCGGGTGTCCCCACGTTGCGGGTTTCATCCCAAACGTAGAGAGGCATTCAGGCTTACTTACCTCTTCTGGAGGTCGGTACTCCCGAACTTGGGATCCATCAGGCCTCTTGTAGAGCTGAGTACCGGTCCTTGCGGCTCGGCACCACACTCTTAGATAACCTTCATCGGTCTTCTCACTACCCGTAATGGGCGCGAAATCGTACCGAGAAACTGATGTTTCCATAGGCCTAGATTAGGGGTTTCTACTGGAACTGATAGGCTTAAACGGAATGCGCATAATCAGCCTTGGCTATTCACCGTCAATTGACACTGTGTCGACGTATGAAAGCTTTACGATTGTCCGCTTCCCTGACTCAGCAGGATGTCGGAGATGCCATCGGTGTAAGTCAAGCCGCTTATTCAAGGTTGGAGAAAGGTGAAATAGAGATTTCTGTGATGAAGTTGTTTGCGCTCTCTGAGTTATACAAGCTTCCACTTCCCGCACTGTTGGACGGTGTCTAGTCCTGTATAACTTCTGTGTGCCAAACAATGTATCCGTACTCCTCTAAGTCTTTCTTTACTTGTTTTGCTTGAGAGGCTAAGCACTCTTCGGTTCGGACGTCTGTCTCCTGGCTCCAGCACCAGAGTCTTAGTAGGACGTCCTCGGTGTTCATTGGTTTAGATCGACTACCTGCGGGTAGTAGAACTCAACGTCACGTCGGCTTTTCTTGCCTTGGCATGCCCACTTAGCCCGAGAGAGGCATAGAGGTGTGTTTTTGTCCTTGCCTGCGCAGTTCTTGTTGTGTGATTTCATGTCACCAAAGCTACGCGCACAGTAACGGTCCCCCTTCTTTGTGCCCGGAGCGATGCGGTATCCCTTAGCGCCGAAGCGGACTTTTCGTTTGCGCCCAGTCTTAGGATCAGTGACTGTCTTGGAGTATTTCTTACCTTCATTGTCGACCTTGCTGGAAACTAGGATTGCTCCACCTTTGCGATCTTTCTCAGGGTCGGCTTTGCGTTTGCGAGCGACGATTGTCTTGCGCTCAGCCTTTGACATTGCCCTTGCTTTGGATTCCGGTAAGCATTTTGGTTTGCCTTCGCCCTCGCTACGGTCACCGCAGGGACCGAGAATCTTCCCGGAGGACGACATACGTACCCACTTTTCCTTGAACCACTTCTTCAGGTTGTCTGATCGGAAGCCTGTCCCTTTCCCGTGCTTCTTTTTGTAGCGGCGTTTGTACTCACGGACCAACCAGGCGCTTGCATATGCGCTCGGCCACACCTTGAATCGCCGCTTGGCTTCAGCTTTGACCGAAGCATGCAGCTCTCTGTCCGTAAAGCGTGCCATCAGCAGGGTTGTTCGTAGATGCGTGCCGCTTGAGCTTTGATGTTGTTGCGCAGCTGTGCTTCCTTCTCATCGACCAAGTGCATGCTGCTGACATAAGTGCAGGCAGTAAATCCGTCCTCGGTGAGGCAGACTTTGATTTGACCGTCAGGCAGCGTCGCTGTGTGGAGCATTGATCACTCCTTCGGCATTGTTAAGGCTGCTGCCCCAACTCCCGTCAGCCCCAGTGAGAGAGCAAGGCTTCCTCTGCGATTAAATCTCTCCCGTTTGGCCAACTCAGCCAGTGCAAATTCCTCAGGATTAGAGCTTTTCTCCAGTCTTTTAATGCCAGCTTTCAGGTCTTTCCCTCGCATATTTAAAATAGTCATCCTGGCGGCAAGATTATGTTTTGTGCCAGGAGTCAAGACAAGTCCTGCAGCTTGTACTGGAGAAATCTTCGCACTTCCATCTTTATTCTTTGGCTTATTGAGTAAATCGTTTTCCAGCTGGAGGATCTCTTTCTTTGACTTTTTGCCAAAAGCGGCAGCTTTTATGCTGCCTTTTGTCATTCGGCACTGTTTGTTTCTAGAGATATAGCCAGCACCGCACTTTTTACCGCCACCACCGATTGGCGTGGCGTCTAGGCGGTCGTACTCGGCGCTGAAACCTGCTGCGTACATGCTCATGTTCAGGCTGCTAGACGGCTGTAGTCAACGTTGAAGCCCTTGGCGTACATTCCCCCGTCGCGATAGCGCCTAATACCTGCCCTACGCATACGACTCCTCTGATATGCACCACGAGCACGTCGCTTCATGCCCGCCATGCCCCCTGTGCGTTTGAAGCCTGCATACGCGCCCAAGGCAGCTTCTTGGCCTACGCCAACCGCAACATTTCTGGCAGCTGATTTCAGGAACTCATTTCGGAGTGCTTTTTTACCCATCCGGCTTGCCTTCGATGCATTAGCCGTCTGAAGTGCAGCGGCACCGAGGCTCATAGTCCTGAAACCTCGGGATACCCCACCGATGTTGCCTTTTGCACCACTAGTGATCGTTTGGGCATAGCCTGCCCCAATAGCAGCTGCACCTCCAAGTTTTGCAGCAAACTCCCCTGCCGCCTTTACCTTGTTGCCTAGACCTTTAGTTTTCCCTTTCTGTCCGGCGAACTTCCTCGCACCTTTCATCGTATTAGTGATGGACTTAAATTCTTTCTTGGCTGCAGCTTTTTCTTTAGCGCTAACGCCTTTACGGCATTTTTTGTTGAAAGGAATCCAACCACCACCGCACTTTTTGCTCTTGCGGTCGAGCCGCAGATAACCTGCAGTTAGAGCATCCATTTTGTTGTAAGAACCGTCGCCATACTTTTTACCGTGACCGTCATATTTACCCTTACGCTTTTTCTTGCAGCTGCAGTCACCACCCTCGCCGTCCATAGGGGCTTTGGTGTTTTTGGCTCCTTTGGAGCTGCGCTTGCGGTTCGTAGGTTTCTTGAGGGGCATTGGCTCCTCCTCTTCAGTGCCCTCCCGCATTTCTTCGACTTGGTCTTCTTCACCCATGTTTTTCTCAGGTGCCATCTTGTTAGATCGCATTTTGACCGACGAAGCCATACGAAGATAGAGGAGGAACCTCTGAATCAATACACCAGACTAACTATAAGTTCCCTTGGTTCAGAGGTTGAGGAGTAAGTAGTTCGAACACACCACGTTTGTTAAGTATGGACTCAGGTGCTAACCCTCTTTCGCTTACCGCATCCTTAACTTCTTGTTTGTGAGACTCACGGCTGGATGCGTACTCGGGGTTTGTTTCTTCTATTTCTGGATCCCATGGTGCTAAGTAACAGCGGCAGTTATGTACTACTAAATCGTCAGCTAAATAACAGCTACTGTTAGTTGTGAAGTCGTACACCGTGATCGGGTGACGCAAGGACTGAATCTCGATTCCAGTAAGCTGATCGCACTCTATGAGAGTGGTCTTAGTGTTTATCAGCTTGCAGAAATCTTCAGCTGCTCCAGGACCGCTATTAAGTCTCGGCTCCAGAAGGCGGGGATCGCCCCACGCGGCAGATCGGAAGCTTCGCAACTCCGCTATGCTCGCCTTTCTTTTGAAGAGAGGCGTCGTCTCACTCATAACGCTGTACTCGCCGCTCACGGCCGCGTTACACCCGAGGAGGAGAAGATCAAAAAAGCTCAAACTGTCTTCTCTCGGCAGCTTCACATCAGCACCTATGAGATCCAGATCGCTTCTGAGATTTTTAGGGCCACAGGTATCGATGTTGTCCAGCAGAGGCCTATTGGACCATACAACCTGGATATCTCCATAGCAGAACCTGCCCTCGCCATGGAGATCCATGGTGGAGGATGGCACAGTTGTGGTCGACATTGGGAACGTCGCCCGCATCGTCTTAAATATTTGTTCAGCCGTGGTTGGTCGGTTATCGAAGTTTGGTGTGTTAAATCCCATCGCTCGTGGGACCCTGCTGCTGTAGCTGAGAAGTTTGTCAGTCTCTACGAGCTCCTTTGCAGCGACCCACCCTCTGGTAGTTGCCATTGGATGATTCTCGGTGACGGTACAGATGCGCCCGCTCGCCGTTCGTATGGTCACCAATGTTCCAAAGTACTGCGCTTTGATGGCCCCGAGGACATGGCCTGGGATGATCTTGGTGTTAGGTAGTACGCAACGCGGGTGTACGGGAACTTTGATACTGCCTCGCTTGTAGACATTTCCGGCTCTAGGTGCGCAGACTGGGCAGCTTCGATCATCGGCAGTGGCGTAGTACAGCACCTGCTCAATCCCCTGAGCTGAGTAGTAGGTATTGGTCGCTTCGTTGTAAGCGCGGAGCGATTCAGTCCTGACGATCACTTCCGCTCTTGACTTGACTACACCTAGACGGCTTCTCATGTCTCCGACGATCTCGTCAGTGGGTCGCCCTTCAACGATGCCCTGGGCAACGATCTCGGCAGATGTTTCCGCGAACTTCTGGCCATGCTTCCTCAGGTAGCCCTTCGCCTGCGATGCTGCTTGGTAGGTTGCTTCCAGGGGAATGCTGACGTCTACACGCGCCTTTTCTGGTGCCATTTGGCGCGTCAAGACTTCTGCCACCTTTACCCCTTGTCTAGAGTTTCGCTTAAGCAGTGTGCGCAATAATCGATCGTATCGATCCAGTCGATCTGGCCTAAATACGGGGATTAACTGCCGGAACTCTTGGAGGAGGGCTTGGTTTCTTAGAGCTTGGTCTGCGTACCCCGCTCTCATGTGGATGCGTGTTCGCCGCACCAGACGGTTGAATGAACGATCAAGCACTCCGTTCAGAAGACGGATGATGTCGTCCTCTGTACGACGAAGGAGTTTGTTGTACTCCTCTATGACATCCATTATTCCTTCTTGGTTTTGGCTTCATTCAGGACCGCGACATGGAGCATGAGGTAGTTACGTACCTTCATTACACGTTCCGCAGCACTACGTACATCAGAAAGCAGTTCCTCGGGAGAGATAAACACCTTTTCCATTGCGTCACCTCTCATAAGTTGTTCCAACAGCTCCTCACCTTCTCGCTCAGTTGAGCGGCGCTTCTTGATTCCGCTGATCATTTCGTCAAAAGCACCTAGCCCCTCCAGCTCTTCGAGCTTCTTTGCAACCTTCTTGGCACTCTCTATTTCTTTGCTCTCGTCAACGATGTAACCCTCGGACTTTGATTTCTTTCTAAATCTTTCATCCGCCAGATTAGACAATGCTTTAGCAATTGGTGATAGTTTTTCAGCCTGTTTAGAGCGTGGAGTATCTCCAATGACAGCTCTGGCCCAGGCTTCACAGTTATCCTTTAACTTATCGTATTTAAGATCGAATTGAGTAAGCAGCTCTGCACGATTGATGATCTCTTCCTCGCTTAGTTTTGACTTGGTCTTCGGCCGATAGCTCTCAGGAGCTCGGGCGAACACCATTCCACCAGCGTTCCCCACGTGGAACTCGCCAGTTTTACTGCCGACCGTCGCACCCAACCCTCCAAACTTGTGTACACCCTTCTCTTTGCCTAGATAGACCTCAAAGTGCCCGCTAACCTGCTTGCCTGGTCTTGTATAAACCAGTTCTCCTACTTTCCAGCCTTCTTCCTCAACTTTTGCGTCGTAATATGCATTGATTGCATCTGATAATTTTCCGCCCTTTTGTTTGAACGGCCTATAAGCTTGTTTAGGCGTCGGCGTTTGTGGCAGATCCATCTTGTTTGCAAGTACTCGCCCATCGTTAATTACCATCACTGCAGCTGTGGTAGCACCTGCTGCCAATGCCACTTTGGCGAAAGTCTTAAACGGAATGCCTTTCTTGGTTGATTCAGATTTTTCCTCTGCTTTTGCGGGGCTCTTACCCTTGTGACATTTATGTCCTTTTGGGATGTATGAGTTGCCACAGGCTTCTCCCCGTCCGCCTCCGTTCTTCTTGAGATCTACACGGAGCTGAGCTTCATCTCCACGTTTCGCCCTTGGACGCGAAGTTAATACTTGGACGTTTTTGAATGCTCCGATCCTCTTTAGGATATTCACTGACTCCGCTGTTTGACTAATCTGACGTCCTGCGATCTCGGAAGCGGCATTAACTGCCTCTGCCCGTGTCAGCGTGGTCGTACTATCATTTCCACCCATTACCTTTGTGGCGAAATATACTTTATCGACTACTCGGTTAATACTAGGTGTACCTGTCTTGACTTCGGGGTTTTTATTTAGGTTGATCTGAGCTCCCATGTATCGAGCTCTTGCACTGTCTACTGCTTGAATAACCTCTCCAAGACCTTCCCGTCTTTGCGTTGAGGTCACTGCAGCACCTGGAGTTACAGTTACACGTTCTGCCGCTGTTTTGAATAAGTTATCGAATCCATCCACGGTCTCTTTATAGATCTGTCTTGCATACCCTTGCATTGAACGGGTGCGGACTAGCTGCCTGATATGGTCTTGTGCTCCTCGTACTCCATCCTCTGGCACTGTCTTGTTTAGTCCCTTTGTCGCATAAAGCACAAAGGAATCCATGTCGTCTTCTACAAGCCCCTTATTATCCTTCCTGACACGAAAGCCTCCGTCTCTAGCTAGTTGCAAATAGTTCCCACGCTCGGCCTCTAATTGAGTCCTAAGAGCATCTCTTACTTCGCCAGCTCCTTTATTCTGGACTTCTTTTGGTAGTCCGTAGGTGCTCGTTAAGTATGCATTTGTGCTACTCTCGGCAAATACACTCCCCTCTGTAGTTCGTGCTCCCATAAATGCAGCTCGATGCTTCTGCTGCCACTCGAACAAATTGTTGTGGGTGCCTTTATCAACTGTGTTCAGAGCGTTCTCAAGAGTGCGGGCACCTTTTGAGTTTGTTCCACCGATACCAGGAACCGGCATTGAACTGATTACGTTTTCACCGCCTTGACCAAGGGTTGCTGCTGCGGCTGAGGGACCCGACCTCTTATTTGTCATAGCTACAGTCGCCGCCAAACGTGTGGATTCACCCGTTAGTGCTCTGTTTGCCCGCCTTTGGCCACCGATGTAGGGAATCCTGTCCAGCACGTTGTTCATGCCGGTACGCATCGAATTTTCGATGTTGGGAGCAACTGTATTGCGGTACCTGGGGTTCGTACGTTTCAGCAGTTGATGGACTCCAAAACCGCCACCCAAAACGGCTAAACCCATGCCGATCGCACGGCTACGGTTCTCTAGCTTCGCCTTTAGTGCTTTCTTTTGCTGAATATTACCTGGAGTTCCTTTTACCACTCCACGAATTAGTGCTCTCTTGCCGCCCTCGATTTCAGCGAAGTTTCCGGTAAGGACTCCGCGCTTGAGTCTTCCGATTCCTCGTTGAACATTTGCGACGGCTGAAATCGGGTCACTCTTAACTGCTGCTAATTGCTTATCGGCACCTTGATTCTTTAGTCGACAATCCCAATTAGGAGGAATGCATCGACCTCCGCATTTAACGTTTGGAGGTTTACACATTACGTTTCGGCTTGTTTTACGCTTGATATCTAGGCGCTGCGTCTCTTTGTCGTATCCGTCTTGTCGAGCAGATTTTTTCTGTTCCGACATTAGTAGGCCTCCCAACCTGCTCGGAATGACTCAAGATCGCCCTCTGGAACGACGGTGAGCCCTACGACATTTTGACTAGGGAATAGCTCGGAGACAGCAGTGTTAGCTTGTTTCATTGTCCGGAATCCAAGTACATATGGGCCTTCAATCAGCTGTTCATCGACCTTGAACTGCGCCTTATACACTTTCTTTGAACTGGCTCGATGTGGACCGAACACCATCGTGGGAGTTCTCCCGGAATCAATGCGTTGTCCGTCCGGAGCCACCACAAATCCAGCTTTTGCGGACTCTGTCTTGTGGGAGACGCGGATTTTCAGGCCTGCTGCATCAAATACTTCGTACTCATCAGTCTTCGCTTCCTCTTCCGGTGCTGGAGGCTCTTCTTGCTGACCCTCGCCAGGTTCTTGCTCTTCTTGAGGTACGGCTGCTTGTAGCTGAGCTTGGTAGCCCTGCATTTGACTCTGGAATTGCGCATCAGTAGTGGCAATCATTTGCTGCGTGATCGCTTCCATCAGATTTGTTTCGATCGAATATTCCGTACCTCCGAAGCGAGACTCTCGAACCTCTATGGGATTCAGCACCCCTAAGTTGATATACTGCGAGTCTGTCTGTGCCAGCTGTACTCGCAGAGCTGCCTTCTCCTGATCAGTCTGAGTGAAGCAGCTTGGGAACTGCACGTTCCAGGAATCAGGAACTTTCCCCCTGGTCGGCCCTTCTTGACTGGCGAAGATGTAGTTGAAGATCTCGGTGATAGGGGTGCGGCAGTAAACCTCTTGCCACTGCTCCACCAGGGATGCCCATACACGCTCCTCATATCGACCTTCTTTACCTAGGCCTCCTGGGGAATCCCCCATAAGGATTGAGGCTGGCCACCCAGTTGCCGCCTGAAGATCTTTGATGAAGGGTTCGGTAGCTGAGGCGATGTTGCCGAGCGCTCGATTGAGGAAGTCGAGCTGCTCCTCAGTGTCCACCACCATTCCGCCGTAGATTGATCGGCTGAGGTTGTTGGCTTCGAGACGCTTCTTGAGATCTGCTTCGTTCCCTGAGGCGATGCGTTGGAACAGACCTGGGATCTTATGAACAAAGAGGTCTGCATCCTGGGTCATACTTTCCAGGCCTTGCATCGCAGACTCGTAGCG